GCCGGCTTTTTTAGTTATAAATGGATTCATACTTTTAATTGGATTTATTTTGGTTAATGCAGAGGCTCTATGTCCGGCATAGACATCGGATGCCTCGCCTCCTCTATAAACTTGTATAAGTACCGCAGGATCATCCTCCGTGCCGGTAATAGTAAAAGCTGAATTAGGAACATCAATTTTTCCGTCTCTCACGATTTTTGTAATTTTACCTCTTGCTCGGCCTCCGCTTGAGTTCCAAGAGACAAAATCGCCAACACTTAATTCATCCGCTTCAGCTTTAAACATCTTTTCCTCGTCAATTTGTTTTGATTTACGTATCGCCCAATCCACGCCCGAAGTACCTCCCCAAGCATCCCACATTAAACCACCGCATCCCTCATCGTAAGGAACATCTTTATGTTGTCTGTGCCGATTGAATGAGGCCATACGTTTTACTACATCCTCAGAAATAGGCTCACGATTCGCAAGCTGAGTCGCTCTGCGCCATCCTACTGGAGTACCGCACCCTCTAGGATTGCCGGACTCCTCCTTATACTTCAAGGCTCTCTTTGCGTTGTTGCTTGCGCTCTTTGGATAATCGGTATAACTCATAAAAAAGGTTTGTTGTAAAAATACGGATTTTTTACATTATTTAACAATTAGCCTTGATATATTGCAAAAACCTTTAATATATACTTATGACAGAGTTATTTGATAGAGTAGATGAGCAGTTGCGTAATAACTGGCCAGTAGATGCAAAGGATATAGAGGAGCTTCTTAACCTTGCTCGTATCGCATCGAATATACTAGATCGGCTTGTTGAGACTGGAGAGGCTTACCGATCTCCTCGTGATAGATAGTGCTTTTGTTTTCTAGATGCTGAATCCATCCGGCTTCGTGTCCTAGACATATTATTTTCTTACGGCGCTTCGCTATTTCTTGGCCGGCCATAATATCGGACATTCTTTGATAGTTCCATTCTGTTATATCGAACTTAAAGTCATTTGTATGAAAGGCAGATACTCCAGTTCCTGGTATATCTAGCTCGTAGTCTCCCTTAACATCTTTGAGGCATTGATACACCATGTGGCCTCTATAATAGTCTAAACCATATCCTAGCATCTTACGGCCGTGAAAGGTTATCCAACATCCAGGATATTTCCACATCCCTTTGATTATTATCTCCACGTAATCCGGAGGATAGATGAGATCATCATCACACGAGAGATAGATTCCTCTGCTTTTAGGAAGCCAAAAAAATTTTGAGTTGTCGGTGTAGTCGCAACCGGTGAATACTTGCGCATCCTTTACCTCCGGAAGGTAATCGTTAGCATATACTCGAACTACATCAACTTGATCTTTTAGAGAATCGATTACTTGCTGAAGTGTGTCTTTTCTAGACTTGATCGTTGCTAGATTGGCCGTTATCATATAGCTCTATTTTAAATGCGATGTAAAAGGTTATAAAAGCGATTCCGATTCTCCAATCTGCCCAAAAACAAAGAAGCGCCGTTAATATGTAAGATATTGATCCTAGAGTCTGCATATTATATCTCCTTTAGTGTATTGCATACGGTAGCCTTTATTTTTTAGCCTTTGAGTAATTGCCTCTATTTCTTTTTGATTAGATAGCTCGTTATTCTCAAAAATAATAATTCTAGGAGAAATCTGAACAGTATCAAGAAAATCATTTAGTATTACGCAATCGTGTCCTTCTGTGTCTATCTTTAACACTTGAATCTTTTTGATATTATACTTGTCTATTAATGACTTGATTCTTACGACTTTGACTTTATCGCATTTCATTATAGACAGTCCTTTCTTCTCCTCTTTTAAAACTTTTAGCATTGTAGGATGAGGCTCACCTATCATATTGCAACCTTTTAACCAATTAGGAAGTTTGTGCTTATCAATATCCTCCGGATTCATATAAAACATAAGAACCTCTCCCTCAAAGTTTGAAATAGCTACGTTTTCTTTTCTGCATTCAGGAAGAGAATCAAAATAAGTTTTGACTGGCTCGATAAAGAGTCCGTCTCTTTTACCGGCCATCGTTGCAAAGTTAGATGTTCCTATCTCGATTATCATTGATTTATTAAAGGTACTTTCTTTCTTAGCTCCGGATGCATCATAGAAGGATGATCTCCGTGCTTGACTAGAGACTTCTTAGGAATAAACATCGGAACAAAATTAATAAAGAACTGAGTTGATTGATACATACCAACCTGAGAGCTAGCGCTAGGATCATCAAATCGCACTTGATCTACTGGAGGCATAGTAAACTTTATTATTTCAAGAGTTCTACGATTACAATGATATCCGCAGTCTGTAAAAGCTACTTGTATTGATGGTACACCGTGAAATTCTCTTTCTACTGGCTTACAAGCGATAAAGCATTGAGTCCTTCCATCATTAAGGAGATTGTATGCAAACGGCTCTTCTTGTTTAAATTTATCTAATACATCAAACTGCACCGAACTAAAGTCATCGGGAAGAAATGTAAAGTATTCATCACTAGAAGCCTCGCATATCTTAAGTGCATAATCCCAGTTCTCCCAAAAGCCTTCTCTTCCCTTATGCTCAAGTCTATGGAAGTCGCACTTCTTAGCGAATAACAGAGAGTCAAAATCAGAACCATCGTCAATAACTACCGGTTTCTCAGGGCATTCATCTATAAGCCTTGCAAGCATATCCGGCCGATTGTATGAGAATATGACTATCATTCAATATCAGTATCTATTACTTGATATGTCATCGTACATCGGCAGTTGATGGTATTACCTGGAGAGCCCGCTCTATCTCCTGGATGTTGTAAATACTCTCCGCTTACATTAAACGCCTGGTCTAATGGAATGCCTTTATCCTCATCCATTGAATAATGATCGAATATGTCTTTAGGATTTAATCCTCTTGTGCGATTGTCTCTAGTAGCAAGCCAATACTTCTGCATAGGAAATCCGGTTTCTTGCGCTCCCATCAAAGAGCCTGCATTACTTGCTCGGATTATTTCTGTTCTGCCTATAAGTTCAGCTCGGCGCTCCGATACCGCAAAGTTGCTCATTAACTCGTTTTGAAACTCTCTTATGCTCAATCCCTCAATGATAGCCCTTTGTGCAATCTCTCTAACGCTTCTCTCAGTTGTTCCAGTCATTAAATCCGTTAAGTCGATGACATTATCATCAAACCATCTTGATACCCATTCATCCCAATTAACCTCAGTCTTGTTAGCTCTTTTTATCAAATCGGCATAGGTATCTTGAGCAAATTGCCTCATTACTCTAGAGTACACATTGAACATCGCATTTTCAATCGGCGCTCTGTTGATACTGTATTCTGCCGATAAGCCGTTAGCTTTTACCTGATCAAGGTATTCATTGGCTTGTGTCTTTAACGCTCGAGAGAACTCGGTTTTGGCGTATCTAAGATAAGATGCTCGCTTACGGTCGATTGTTTTCCAAGTCATAACCTTGAGCTTCTCTTTTCTATACTGAGAAGCGCATATTGCTATTGCTTGTTCTTGTGGAGTTCCTTCATCAACTACGAACCGAATACATCGGCTCATAAAAGAACCTTCCGCTTCGTTAGGTTTTGGAGTTGGTATTGGCATAGTCGGCCTTCAATCTCTTTATCTCTTCCTCTGTTATTTGGAAGGTTGTATCGGGGATGAGGTTGGCCGGGATATATCGAGCTTCATCACCGATCGGCTCGTACCCCATTTCTTTTCTTTTCTCGTCTAGTGATAACCACCAGGCCTGAGCAAGCCAAGCAACTTTATCACTTGTCTCTTGGCCTATTGCATCGATGCTCTGAACATCAAAGTCGAGATGATACTTCTTATTTGTGAAGCGAGGAACGATAGAACGGTTCATCTCAGCAAAATCACGAACTAGAGAAGGAATCACGTTATCAAGATACAACTGCTTACGAGATTGCTCTTTGTTTGCGTTAGTCTTGTTATCCGGATCGTTTAGAAGTTCAGATGGATAATTGTACACATTACAGATATCTCTCTGCGACATCTTACCGCTTTCTAGTATCTCTAAGTCTATTGGGGGAATACCAAAAGCCTGGAATCCTAACTTTGCGCTTGATACTAACCAGGATTTATAGTTATCAGGCCCATTCATAGAACGAAGATAATGCTCTAGTTGCGCTCTCTGCTCTTCTGTTAGTCTGTCGATATCGGGATCATCAGGAAATACTACACCGCTTGCTCCACCATTACGGAAGGCTTTGGATAATGCGTTATCGCCATCATTACCTAATCGGATTGCGCTACGTGCAGACTTGAGAGGAGACATACCGTACAAGTGATTACCTACTCCATCATAGTCAGGATTCCAATATTTCCAATGCATTACAGAATCGGCCTCTAGCCTTTCACCTGAGTAACCGTATACATCAAGCATATATGCCTTAATTAGACTCTCATACGAAGCATCTGCGATTATATTGGTAAACTGAGAAGGCATTACCCACATCTCTCCAATACTGCCATCACCTAACTCAACGAAGTGAGTGTATCCGTTGCCGGTGATTAGCTGAAAGCCTTTCATATTCTCATACCATTCGGGATATCCTTGTAATGGATTAGGATTGTTTATGAGCTTATATAAAGGATCACGTTCATCTGTAACATCCTCAAAGGCTTGCTCTTTTAATTCTAGAGCGTAATCTATATTCTTTTGAGTAGCGCCGTTACGCATACCGTATTTCATTTTACGATACTGATGCGCTTTCTTTACATCCTTAACCTCGTGTACTACTGGAGGAACAGAAGAGGCCGATCTAGTTATTCCGTTCACCACAGAATAAACATCGGGATTAGTTTCATAGGCATCTGCTACATATCCCTCTTGAGTGTCTGAGAATACGATAGGTGAGCCGGATTGATAGCGAAACAA